AACAATTGATTACTTAGATGAAAATGGTGATGTTAGGGAAGGTAATGCATCAGCTTCCTTACCTAATAGTGGTAGTGGTTCACAGCATGGTACATTTGGTGGAGGATTAGGTGGAATATCAGATTTTGATGCATTTGGACTTCCTAGTACGACAATAACTAATGGTCATAATTTCTATGAAAACATTGGTGCTCAAACACAGGGTTTTTCACCTACAACTCTTACAGATGCTAATGGTGGAAGTGCATATGCAGAAGCTTTAGATTTATTATCAAATCAAGACGAATATGATATTAATCTTATATTAGCACCTGGTATTATTAGTTCTACACATGTTACTATTGCAAATAAGATAATAGATGTATGTGAACAAAGAGCTGATTGTTTTGCAATACTTGATCCAGTTGTTTATGGGCAAAATGTAATTAATGCTACTGATGAAGCTGAAAAGAAAAATTCAAACTTCTCAGCTATGTATTGGCCGTGGGTTAAAGTACCTGATTCGCAAGTTGGGGGAACTCAGAGGTGGGTGCCACCTTCTGTAGTATTAGGTGGAATCTACGCTTTCAATGATAAAGTAGCTCATCCATGGTTTGCGCCAGCTGGTTTAAATCGTGGTGGAATTGATGTGGCTATTCAAGCTGAAAGAAAGTTAACACAAGCTGATAGAGACACATTATATGATTCAAATGTTAATCCAATTGCAACATTTCCTGGACAAGGGGTAACTGTATTTGGACAAAAAACAAATCAGAAAAAAGCAAGTGCTTTAGATAGAATTAATGTAAGGCGACTGCTTATAAGAGTTAAGAAGTTTATTGCAAGTTCTTCAAGATTCCTTGTATTTGAACAGAATACTGCTCAAACAAGACAAAGATTCTTAGGAATTGTAAATCCATTCTTAGAAAATGTTCAATCACAGAGTGGGTTGAATGCTTTCAGAGTAATAATGGATGAAACAAACAACACGCCCGATACAATTGATAGAAATCAATTAGTTGGTCAGTTGTTCTTACAACCAACAAGAACTGCGGAATTTATAGTTCTTGACTTTTCAATACAACCAACAGGGGCTTCGTTTCCTGAATAAATAATAATTAACTTGGGAAGTTATTAATTTAACTTCCCACTTTATAAATGGAGAATTTTAATGGCAGAAAAAATAATTTCACCCGGTGTCTTTTCTAATGAAATAGATCAAACATTTTTACCATCGGCAATTGCTGATATTGGTGCTTGTGTTATAGGTCCAACTGTAAAAGGTCCTGTATTAGTACCAACTATTGTATCATCATTTTCAGAATATCAAAATGTATTTGGTACTGTTTTTACGACTGGTAGTTCTGTTGCACCAACCACATCAAGTGCGTTCCAATTTTTAACATCTCATACAGCAGAACAATATTTAAAACATAATAATACATTAACTGTAGTGAGAATACTTGCTGGAAGTTTCACAAAAGCATCAGCTCAAATATCTCAATCAATCGACCCTTCATTAGTTGGTGGTGGAACACATAATACTGCTAGTTTTACATTTCTTACAGTAGCGTCTAGTGACGCAGCTGTGGTTGATGCTGCAAGTTCAACCTCTATGTCTATAACTCCATTCGGTAAAAGTGCAGTAACATTTGTCTTTACAGGAAGTTTTCAAAGTGGTTCAGGAAATGATGTAGTAGCCAACACTGCAACATTAATACATGTTGCTTCAGGTTCTTCAGCAGATGTTCATCCGGCTTCCGTTGCAGCTGCCAATCAAGCTACTGCGAGAAATTTAAGAGATGCAATTAATAATAGTGGTTCACTTCATGGTTTAACTTCATATGTTAGTGCATCAGTTGATGGGGTGGAAGTAGGATTAACTTCAAGTATGAATGCTGGAACTGGAATTAATAACTTAATAAATGGTAATTTAGGAATATTTACACATGACCAAACAACACCAACTCCATTACAACATGGTTCTCAAGCATATAATTTTTTTGACATTGTAGGTTCACGCTTTGCTACAGCATTGGTAAGTTCAACAAGTGGTTCAGGTGGAGGAACGGATCGTCATCAAGCTCTTCATGGTACTTCTCCAGATACACCATTAGTACTTACTTTAAAAACATTTGGTGAAGGTGACGTAATGAATAGTGAAGGTCCTGTTGGTACTGACTCACTTTTAGTATCAGGCTCAAGTGATAACATAAGATATGAAATATCAACCATCAATAGAAAAAAAGGAACATTTACTCTTTCAATAAGAAAAGGTAATGATATTCAAAAAAGAAAACAAGTTATTGAGACATTTACTAATGTTACCTTAGATCCTAATAGTGCTAATTTTATTGGAAAGGCAGTAGGTGACCAATTTAATGAAATTAAAACTGATGAAAATGGCAAACCATATTTACAATTAACTGGTGACTTTTCTAATAAATCTAAAAATATATTTGTTGAAAATATTACAACAACTGTTGATTACTTAGATGAAAATGGAAATCTTAGAGAAAATGACGCATCAGCTTCATTACCACATTTTGCTAGTGGTTCTGATAGTGGTTCTCGGAATGGTGGATTTAGTGGTGGTAGTGATGGAACTGTAGCTGCTGATGGTAGAGGTAACTATATGTACCATCTTATAACAGAAAATAACTCACAAGGTTTGGATCCAAGTGGTGACGGTGGAGATGGTGGATATAACCAATATATTCAAGCACTTGACTTAATATCAAATCAAGACGAATATGATGTTAATTTAATTCTTGTTCCAGGTATAATTAATTCAATACATACTTCCATAGCATCAAAAGTAATAGATGTATGTGAAGATAGAGGTGATTGTTTTGCAATTATAGATCCTGTTGAATATGATAAAAATCTTACTCAGGCTACTGGACAAGCAAAAACAAGAAATTCAAACTTTGCAGCTATGTATTGGCCATGGGTTAAAGTATCTGATTCACAAGTATCTGGAACGGCGAGATGGGTGCCACCTTCTGTTATGGTTTCTGGTGTTTATGCATTCAATGATAAAGTATCACATGAATGGTTCGCACCTGCTGGTTTAAATAGAGGAACTATCGATACAGCTTTATACGCTGAAAGAAAACTAACACAAGCTGATAGAGATGAACTTTATGATTCTTCAGTAAATCCAATTGCAACATTCCCTGGACAGGGTGTAACGGTATTTGGTCAGAAGACATTACAGAAGAAAGCTTCAGCTCTTGATAGAGTAAATGTAAGAAGATTACTAATCAGAGTTAAGAAGTTTATTGCGGCTTCTTCAAGATTCTTAGTGTTTGAACAAAATACTGTTCAAACTCGAAATAAATTCTTGGGAATTGTAAATCCATTCTTAGAAAATGTACAATCACAAAGTGGTTTAAGTGCATTTAGAGTAGTAATGGATGAAACGAATAATACTCCTGATTCAATTGATAGAAATCAATTAGTAGGACAATTATTCTTACAACCAACAAGAACTGCGGAATTTATAGTTCTTGACTTTTCAGTATTACCAACTGGTGCTTCTTTTCCAGAGTAATAGTTAGTTAAATAACTAAAGAAAAGGGATTTATTTAAATATAAATCCCTTTTTTTTGTAAATTTAGATATTTATATATGAAAGTAAAGGTATACAACCAGGAGAAATAAAATGCCAGATGTATTAACACCACAAGACATAATGTTTACACCATTTGAGCCAAAGCTCAAAAATAGATTTATAATGCAAATTGATGGTATCAATGCTTATTTGATTAAAACGATGGCTAGGCCGTCAATTGAATCAGAAGAAGTAGTATTAGAACATATGAATACTACAAGATATATTAAAGGTAAAACAAGATGGCAGCCCATTGAAATTACTTTATATGATCCAGTTGTTCCATCAGCTGCTCAACAAGTTATTGAGTGGATAAGATTACATCACGAATCAGTAACTGGTAGAGATGGATATGCTGATTTTTATAAAAAGAACATAGTATTTAATGTTTTGGACCCAGTTGGTTCAACTGTTGAGGAGTGGAATTTAAAAGGTGCATTTATCCAATCAGCTAACTTTGGTGACTTAGATTTTTCATCAAGTGATCCTGTTGAAATTAGTTTAACATTAAGATATGATTACGCTGTACTTAAATTCTAATACATTAAAATAAAACATAACTTAAAAAACCCCTAATATGAAGAAATATTGAGGGTTTTTTTATTTTATATATATTTATATATGAATTAGTTATAGGATTATTATGAAAACAACATTTGAAGAAATAATAGATATAGTTTTAGACCACGAAGGTGGTTATGTAAATGACCCTGATGATGCTGGTGGTGAAACTAAATATGGAATCGCTAAAAGATGGTATCCTGATGTCGATATAAAAAATCTCACAAAAGAACAAGCAAAAACAATATATCA